CCAGTAACTGGCGCACGGCTTCAAGTAGCGTGGCAATTTTGTTCAGATTCATCAGCACCGATTTGCTTGGCGTGTTATCAATTCTGCCGCGCACTGCCTGCTGCGAATGCGTCAGCTCTTCCAGGGTGAAATGGGGTGAGAGATTCATTTGTTATGCCCTCTGTGGTTTGGATTGGAAACGCACCGGAGTCGTCAGGCAGACCCGCGTTTTATAGCTGTAATGCCCGGTCGGGCGATATTTGCAGCTGCCGTGATCCGGCAGACGGTCATCGTCCAGTCGCGACCAGTGGGCGCAGCGTCCGCATATTTGTTTAGGTGTAGGGGGGGTGTTCATGCCGCGACTTTACGCGCGCGCGAGGGGGCGGTTAAGCCGGAAGTGTTTCCGGCTTAACAGATCTATTGTTTAAGACTAGAGTATTTCAAGAACGAAACAGATATGAGGTAACCAATGAAAACGAAAAAAATAGACTTCGAGGTGTTTGATATGGCAGCGGACTTGATTAACGATTCGGGGAAAGTCTTCGATGACTTGGAGGCGCTTATCGCTAAATGGAAAAATCGAAATGAACACAAGCACAACACCTATCTTCGTGAGTGTGAAAAAAATCAGACTTATGAGGAAAGCGTCGGTGAGGCGGCTATGCGCTTTGGCCGGAATGTAGAAAGAAATTGCATATTCGAATTGCAAACATTATATGAAGATTTCAAGAAAGCAAGCCTTGAGCAACCCCCTTTAGAACCTCTTTCAAAACCTCCAGCGTGAGAGGTAGGCTTTTCTCTTTAGTAATCTGCTTGGCGCGTGCCCATAATGTATCTGGTCTGGCAATGTCGAGAAAGTCATGGCCTTCCCACGTCAGGTCAAATACGGTGATATTGCGCTTTCCGGATAAAAACTTTTGCACGCGCCCGTCCAATAAATCCGCCTCAATCAATAAAGCCAGATGGGCATCAACCACCGCCTCATCGTAGCCATCTGGGCAAGTAAGGCGGATCGGCCTGACACCGGGTGGTGCAGCTTCTACTGCCAATAACAATTTACGAATTAAATCAAAATCTCGAATCATACTAATCCCTCACTTAGTTAGAATTTTGGCCGATATATTCAACGCCACTATCGTTGACCTCATCAGGCAGCATCAACTTATAGCTATTGCCTTTCTTAATGCGTTTGATGTGGCCAAGCTCGTTGGCGAAATAAAGCACGTAACGCATCTGCTCCTTGATGCCATCGGGTTGCCCTTTGTAAATCTGGCTTTGCAACATGCCCGGATTAGCTTGTACCAGAGGTAGAACTCTCGCCATCACATCCCTGTAGAGCGGGTCTTCCTTGGCAAATGCTGTCATCAATCGTGTGAAGTCGGCACGTTGTGCATCGGTCACGGCATTGCCCACCATGCCATAGGCGATCTTCTGCAATTGCATTCTTGCCCAGTCGTAATTACCGCGATTCCAAGCGTTTTCGATTTCGATGCAGTGATCCAGCCAAGGATCATTGCGACGGGATGGCGCAGGTTGCCGCGCTGCGCGTAATGTGGGCGCTTGTGGCGGGGGCATGCGCCAGAGATCGGCAGCGGCAGGCTTTGCATGCGCTTTGCTGTTATGTCTGCGCAGCCACTGGACAGACTCCTTAATCATCTTATACAGCAGCGTGCAGAGGACAATAACCAGCCCAACCAGCAAGCCCAGTATCACAAATAACCCTGTGTCATCAGATTGTTTACTCACGCCGCCTTGCTTTTCTTGAGCGTGGCTGTTGCCGACTTGTCGGCTGTACAGCCACGGCCTACCCCTTGCGGGTGCACGCTCGATTGCGCGAGCGCAGCGCACATCGTCTGCATACTTTCCTGTGCATCTTTTGGTGAGTGGCGATAGTTGTCCAGGAATGCCGCCTCCTCGCGGCTGATCGCGAGTGCGGCAGGCGCGCTACGCGATCCGGTGAGGATATACAGCACGTCGGCTCCTGCAGCGGCGATGGCTGCTAGGTATGCCCCATCTGGTACGCGCTCACCTGACTCATAGTTGAACTGGGTTTTTCTCCCAGCTCCACCCAAAGCTGCGAAAGCCGTTTGGTTCTTACCAAGCCGCTCGCGCTCTTCTTTGAGCCTCTCTCCGATAGGTAAAAAATTACTCATAAATATCCTTGACAATGGGTACGAATGTACCCATAATTCACCACATCGAACAACGCAACACCAAAAAAAACCACAAACAAGGACACCATCATGAGCATAAGCGCACAACAGATAACCGAAGCACGCGCCCGCCTGAGAGCCGAAGGCATCACACTCAGCGTGTTGTGCCGTGAACATAACATCAGCTATCAGGCAGCACGCGATCTGCTCTGCGGAAAGCTGGCAGGTTATCGCGGCGAAGCACACCGCGCTGCTGTCCTGCTAGGCCTTAAACCCGCCCCGCAGTCTCGCAAATCCATCACCAACAAACTTACTGCCTAGGAGATCGTCATGAATCAAAAAACCACCCAAACCAAATCACTGCTAGACGCAGGCGACCGCATCGATTCATACGATGAGGACTCACTAATCTGCCCAAACTGCCACGCGAATTGGCCTAAACATCGCTTGTCAGCTGACGGCGTTGCATTTCGGGTCAACTTCTGTCGCTGCTGTGCCGCCGAGCTTTGGACGCAACTGCCATGTGGTCACGACACGCCGATCAGCGAGCTTCCCTATAACTACTGCGGCGAGTGCGGCAAGCCTACTGAGCTGGCTGCCGCTCTGGTTCAGGCTTGATTCGCTGTGAGCAAACCCGGCAAAAAGGCAGGTCGCTTTTCAATTGGCTATCGCAATTGGGACAAGCATCCAGCATGGCTGAGCCGCAACGGTCGCAATACTTGTCTTGATAGCTGCCTAAAAAAGAGCGGTTACAAGTCGGGCTTGAGCATACATAACGAATTTTCATTTGAGTCTCCTTTATTGGATAAAGCCATGTTGATGACTTGTTGCGCATTTTACCCACTAAAAAGACTTTTCACCTGTTCCAAGCGGCTATTTGTTCAGAACAGCATCGGCGGGGAGATTTCAAATGATGCGGCGTAATTGGAAACGGGTGCAGCCGTCCAGTCTGCGCGACGCGCTGCGCCTGTGCAAAGACCACGCGCTGGATAAGAAAAATTACTCGGTTGAGCGTATTGCCGACCTGATGGATGTCAGTGCCGACCTACTCTACAAGTGGATGTCGAACGGCAAGATGCCCGTGTCATCCATCCCCGCTTACGAACATATCTGCGGCATCAACTTTGTCTCTCGCTGGCTGGCGGCCAGCGATGGCTACCTGGTGATCCAGGCACCCACGGGCCGCAACGCCACGCCTGACGATATGCACGCCCTGCAAGAGCTGCTTAACTCCGCCGCTGGTCAATTGCTCCAGTTTTACAGCGGCAAGACTGAGGCAGATGTCGTGCTCGCCGCCATCCAGCAAGGCATGGAGGGCTTGGCTTGGCACAAGGGAAACGTACAAAAACATTTGCAACCTGAGTTTGAATTTACGGAGGAATGATCATGAATCTGCAAGCCGCACTGACTCGCTGCCGCCATGGTGATGCGCTGATACAACTGGAATCCAGCCCGTTCAATGGGTTGGAAATTCGTCCAGCAGCATTGCGCCGCCTGGCGCAGCAACTGATCGCCACTGCTGACATGGCAGACCGCCTGCCACTGGGCGAAAAGCACTGGAAACCCACACGCGTTGAGATAGGAGAAGAAGCATGAGCAAAACGGAAGATGAGCGTAACTCGGCTGGCAAGGTGCTGGATCTGCTGGATGCCCTGTCTGGCTGTGCGGTGAATGGCGCATCGAACGGCGCACTGGCCAAGGGGCTGGAACTCTCGCCCAGCACGGTCACGGTATTGATGAGAAGCCTGATCGGCAAGGGTTGGGCGCGCAAGGATGAGGCAACCGGACATTTCCACCCGACCCCGAAAATGGGGCGTGTGTTTGGCCGGGTGCTGGCTGACATTAGCAAAGCTGAACAGCAGATCGCCGATTTGAAACATAACTTTACACGTAACACATAGGGAGTAACAACATGGGACGCACTGCAAACGATAAAACACTGAATTCAGCGACTGATAATTTTGACGATACCCGGCTGGTTGAAGCGGGCGCTGCCGCACAGGAGCTGGCGGTATTCAATGCGCAGCTGGACACCACCGTGCGCGCGGTCGCGTTGCAGATCGGCTATCAACTGCCCGCCGACTGCACTGACCCGGATCTGATCCAGCGCGACATCAGCGCCAACATGCGCCGCAGCGTGGAGGCGTGCCTTGAGGTGGGGCGTGGCTTGGCGGTGCTGAAGGCAGCTTGCGGGCATGGCAACTTCATGGCGCGGCTGGATGTGCTGGGGATAGATCCAAGTGTCGCTCAAAAATTTATGCGGGCTGCTTCGAAGTTTTCAAATGCGTCGTCAACGACGCATTTGACCAAAGCCCTCGGCAATCAAACCAAGCTGTTTGAGATGTTGATACTGGATGACGAGCAGCTCGAAGAGCTGGAGCTGACCGGTCAGACGGGCGAACTGCAGCTGGACAAGATCGCCACCATGTCGGTCAAGGAATTGCGCGCAGCCTTGCGCGAAGCCAAGGCGGATGCTGCCGCCACCGACCGGGTGCTGGAGCAAAAAAGCAGCACCATCACCCAGTTGCAGCGTGCGGTAGAAGCCGTCAAGCAGCGTGTTGCCAAGGAAACGC